CGCAGCAGGAGTTGGCGCGTCGTGCCAGAGAGAGTGCCGCCGCTGGCGGAATTGTTGACGTGGAGGAGTGAGGATGAACCGCAACAGCTTGATGGAAATATCCGGTCGCGCGATGCACACGGTCCAGCGCATGACGCTGAACAAGCCGAGTGACGATCCGATGATGCAGGAGCTTGACTTTGACGGCATGAACTCCGAGGGCCGCCAGAAGGTCGAGCGCGTGCAGGCATTCGGTTACACCGCGACACCGCTGCCGCGCGATGAGGACGAGCAGAAGGGGGGTCTCGATCAGCAACCGGGTAAGAGCGAAGGCGGTGGCGGCGGCGTCGGCGGTGACGGCGAGAAGCCGAAGGGGCCTGCGGCGGAAGGCATTGCGCTCTATGTCGGCGGTCAGCGCAATCATCCGGTCGTGATCGCGCTGGATGACCGGCGGCATCGTCCAATGGGACTGAAGCCGGGGGAGAGCGCGCAGTACGACGACATCGGGCAGATGACATTGCTTCGGCGCAACGGCACCTTCGTTCTGTCGCTCGACAGCGAGGAGAAGCCAAGCAAGGCCGACAGCGGCACCAAGCCGGGACAGCATGCGGAAGCGCCAAAGGGCAAGATGGTCGAGCGCATGGTGTCGATCCGCCACGTCGAGAAGAAGAAGCAGGAACGCCAGCAGAGCAAGCCTTCGGGCGATCAAGGTGGTGGTGTGAAGGCGGGCACGCAGGCGGCTGCTGGTCAGAGCCAGAGCAGCAGCCAGAAGGACTACAAACACGAAGGCGAGACCGTCAACACCGAGGTGCGCCTCACCAAGAACCGGATCGAGTTTCGCGTCGGCGATGAGGTTGTCGGCTACTACGACAAGGGTGCCAAACGCTGGTCGTTCACGGGCGAGGTGAAGCTGGGGGCCGACGATGCCAAGCATCCGGTCTACGGCGTTGGCGATGCTGGCACCGGCATGACCACGAAGAAAACCGGCGAAGGCGCGGTGCTGGTCAAGGCACCGGAGCCGGGACCGCCGACCTCACTGGACACCGAACCATGAGCGGAGACATTCGCTATCTCCAGCAACTCGACTTCCCCGCCTATGCGGTGGAGTTGGACTGGCTGATGACAGATCAGAACCTGATCGCAGAAGGCTATGACCTGCAATCGGCGGTGATCATTGCACTCGGCAGCGATGCGCTGGCACCCGTTGACGAGGAGTTGCCCGACCTCGACGCCACAGACCGGCGCGGATGGTGGGGCGACATGGAGGCGCGCGAAATCTGGGACGGCTGGCCGGTGGGCTGTCTGCTGTGGCTGTTGCAGCGGGCGAAGATCACGGGGCCGGAGGCGGCGCGCGGCTCGACACTGGCACGCGCCGAAGGCTGGACGCGCGATGCCATGCGGCCGTTCACGCAGCACCTGATCGCATCGCAGATCGACGTGACCGCCGTCCGTGTCGATACCCAGCGCATTGATGTCGGCATCACGATCTATCGCGGTCCCGATCCGAAGATCGAGATGAGGTACGCAGAACTCTGGGACCAGATGCAAGCGGGAGAGTGACATGCCGTGGAGCACGCCAACGCTGCGAGACACACGCCGTCTGACCCGCGACTATGTGCTGTCGCAGTTGGGCGCGAAGGCGATGATCCCAAATTCGGCGCTGCGCATCATGAGCGATGCCAAGGCAGCATTGGCGCACCTTGCGTTCCTGTATCTCGACTGGTTGGCAAAGCAGTTGCTGCCGGACACCGCAGAGCATGAATGGCTGGACCGGCACGGCATCATCTGGCTGGAGAATGCGGACGGCTCGAAGGGGCGCAAGGCCGCGACCTATGCCAGCGGCGCGCTGCTGTTTACCGGTGTGACCGGGACGATCATCCCGCTGGGCACGACGCTGACCGGCGGAAATCAGGTGCCCTACCAGACCGTGACCGAGGGCGTGATAGGCGTTGACGGCACCGGCAGCGCCAACGCTGCGGCGCTGACCGCTGGCACGGACGGCAATCTGCCGGACGGCACGGCACTCACGCTCGCTCCGGGGATTGCCGGTGTGGACACCGTTGCCTGCTTCGGTGACATGACCGGCGGCGTCAACGAGGAGACCGACGACCAGCTTCGCGAACGCATCCTGTTCCGCATCCAGAACCCGCCGATGGGCGGCAGTCAGGCCGACTATGTGCGCTGGGCGATGGCGGTGCCGGGCGTGACGCGCGCATGGGCAGCGACAGAGATAGGGCCGGGGACCATGACCGTCCGCTTCCTGATGGACGACCTCTATCCCGACAATCATGGCCTGCCGACCGATGCCGACATTGCTGTGGTGCGCGACTACATCGACAGCAAGCGGCCGGTGACGGTGAAGGACTGTTTCGTCATGGCACCGATGCTGTTCTTCTACGACCTCACCATCTCGCAACTCGTGAATGACGACAGCACCGTGCGCGCCCGCATCGAACAGTCGATCAAGGACATGGAGTTCGTGCGGTCGAAGCCGGGGCAGACAATGTATCGCTCGTGGGTTGACGAGGCCGTCAGTCAGGCCGTGGGCGAGGTCACGCACGAACTCGACTTTGAAACAACCGTGATGCCAGTACCGGCTTCGATGCCGGTGCTGGGGACTATCCTCTATGACTGATCGCGACCGCCATGTGACCAGAACGGGCGACGACTACGCCGAAGCCATGCAGGCATTGTTGCCGCTGGGGCAGGCGTGGCCGCGCCATCAGGACAGCACGCTGATGAAGGTGGTGCGCGGGCTGTGCCGGATTTGGGGTGACTTTGAAATCCGCGCGAGCCATCTGCTTGAACAGGAGAGCGATCCGCGCATCACCATCGAGTTGCTGCCGGACTGGGAACGCAACTGGGGTCTGCCCGATCCGTGCTACAGCGCGCCGCAGAGCGTCGGGGAGCGGCAGTTCGCGCTGGTGCAGCGCATGACAATCGAGGGCGCGCAGTCGCGCGAGTTCTTCATCGGCATCGCCGCCGACATCGGCTACACCATCACCATCTCCGAATATCGTCCGTTCTTCATCGCGATGGACGGCTGTGGCGATTGTCGCGTCTATGGTGAAGGCGTCACGTCCGACGAACCGATGCGCAATCAGTGGGGTCAGCCCATCATGAATGTGCGCGGTGACAAGCCGGTGGCGGAAGGCGAAATTTCGGAGTGGCCGAACTACGGCTTGGGTCCGCTGGCAACTCGCTACTATTGGACAGTGCATGTTGCGCAGGCGAAGCTGGTGTGGTTTCGATGCACAAGCGGACAGTGCGGCGTCGATCCTCACCTGCGCATTGGCCTTGCCGACGATCTTGAATGTCTGCTGAACCGCTGGAAACCAGCGCACACGCAGATCATCTTCGACTACAGCGGCTTGGAAACCGGCGGCGAAATGGCGGGCACGCCATGACAGTCAAGAGGAGAGGACCGTGAAATACAATCAGCCTTATGGCGTCAGCGATCCGAACGCCCCCTACATCAACGGCAATCCGTCAACCGGCACGATGGGGTCGATCCCGCCTGCGGCGTCCATCGAGCATCCGCAGCGCGAGATTGTCAATTTCATCAGGGACAGCGGCTTTGCGGAGACCGACGCCGACCTCGCGCAGTTGTCGAAGGCGGTGCAATCCGGTCACGTCATCTATGGCGTCGATGCAGGTCCGGCTTCAAACACGATCCTGATCACGCTGCCGCGCGCACCGGATGCGCCGCTGAAGGCGGGCTTGCAGGTCAACATCAGGCTGGCGAACGAAATCACCGGCCCGACCACCATCAACGTCAATGGGATAGGTGCTGTCCCGGCTGTGCATGGCGACGGCACGGAATTGCGAAAGGGTGACGGCGTTCCCGGCCAGATGCTTTGCTTCCTGTACGATGGCACCAAGTTTCAGGCGGTGGGCGGTGTCAGCAGTCTGGGCGATAATGTCTCCGGCATCAGGACCAAGCTCACCGGCAATCTGACGCTCTACATCTGCACCACCGGCAGCGACGTGACGGGGGACGGCAGTTTTGAGAAGCCGTGGCGCACGCGGCAATTCGCTTGGTATCGCGCGCAGGCGATCTTCGATCTGGTCTACACCTACACGCTGACGTTCCAGTTGTGCGATGGAACGTATACCGATGCTTTCCTTGCCAGCGGTTTTTTTGTCGGCGCGACCGGCCCAGCCAGCATCATCTTTCAAGGCAACATGGCGAACCCCGCGCTGTGCGTGATCGACAATGTTAGCGTGGCATGGACGGCACAGAACAGCGCGCAATACCGCATTCAAGGTTTCACCAGCAGAGGACAACAGCGGTACGCCGTGCTGGCGACGATCTATGGATGGATTTCGATTGGTCCCAACAACGTGTTCGGCATTTGCCAAGATGCACATCTGGCGGCGAATGTTGCTGGCACCGTTCAAATTGATAACAGCTACACCGTCATCGGAGGGGCGCAACAGCATTTTCTGGCGTCCACCGGTTCATTCCTTTTTATACAAGGCAATCCCGTTGTCGTGACCCTGATCGGCACTCTTAATTTCCCAACAGCGTTTGCTCTCTGCATCAACGGTGCGCAGATTTCGCTGCCCGGCAGCCAGCTTTCCTTTAGCGGGGCTGCTACCGGGGTGCGTTACAGCGCAGTCATGTGCGGCTGCATCGGGACCAACGGTGCCGGTGAAAGCTTTTTGCCCGGCAGTCTTCCGGGGAACAAGTTCACCGGCGGTCAGTACGCTTAAAAAAGGGAGACAGGCATCATGTACACTCCGAGCGATTGGTACTGGCTCATCGGCAGCGATGACACGCAGGTCTGGTCGAGTAAACGCTACAACCTCGTGCCGGTCGGCGATGCCGAATATGTTGCGTGGCTCGCTCTTGATCCCGGCAATCTCCCGACGAAAGTCCCAACGATGGCTGAGCTTGAAGCGGTTCTGGCGGAGCAATATCCGCCCGGCACGCTCAAGACCTACAACGACGACTTGCGCTATCGAAAGGAAACCGGCGGCTTGACGCTCTCAACCGGCATGCCGATCAAGACCGACGACCGCTCGAAAATCCATATCAACGGCGTGCGCGTTGCGATCCTCGAAGCGCCTGTCGGTGCAACTGCGAAGTGGCATGCTGCGGATGGGACGATCTGGACGCTGGACATCGCTGGCGCAAACCTGATGAGCAACGAACTGCAAATCTTCGTCAACAACGTCTACAAGGTTTCGGCTCAGGTGCTGGACGACATCGGGACAGGTACGATCACGACATTGGCGCAGATTGATGCGGCTTATGCGGCTGTTGTCAGCACGAAATGGTGAGGGCGCGGCATGTCTATCGTCAACATCACCGTCAACAACGACGCGGATTTCTACCGCGTGTTTCAGTATCAGATGAGCAGCGGCACGCCCATCGACATCACTGGCGCGTCGATGGTGATGATGCTGCGCCGTCACGCGAAGGATGAGGCGGCGCAAATGCGGCTTGGCACCGATACCGGGGACATCGTGATCGTTGATGGGCCGCAGGGCAAATTCACCGTCCGCATTACGCAGTCTGCCTTGGAGCGGCTTGGGCTTGGCGACTACGACCATTCAAACGTGATGACGCTGAGCGGCAGCAAGCGCAGTATCTGGACCGGCACCTTCACCAACAATCCGGGGCCGTCGCGATGAGCAAGGTCGAAGTCAAGAACGATCCCGACATCAACATCGCTGAAGGCGGTGATCCTGTCGTTGTGCTGTCGCCGGATGATCTTGAAGTCATTGTGACCGGTGAACAGGGACCGCCCGGTCTGCCGGGACCGCCCGGTGGCGCATCAACAATACCGGGACCGCCCGGTGCTCCCGGCAACACCATTTTGTATGGACCATCAAATCCGACCGGCACCGCTGGCAGGGACGGCGATTTCTACATCAACACGACAACCAACTTCATCTTCGGCCCGAAGGTCAGCGGGTCGTGGCCCGGTGGCATTTCGCTGGTCGGCCCGCAAGGTGCGCAGGGCGCGCAGGGCGTGCAGGGCGTCCAAGGCGTTCCCGGCACACCCGGCAACACGGTGTTGTACGGTGCGACTGATCCGGCCGCTGGCACGGGCGTCAACGGCAACTTCTACATCAACACCACGACGCATTTCATGTTCGGCCCGAAGGCGGCCGGGGCATGGCCGTCCGGCACGTCGCTGATCGGCCCGCAGGGCATTCAAGGACCGCCCGGCACGCAAGGCCCGCAGGGCATTCAAGGAGAACCCGGCGTGGATGGTGCCGGTTCACCTGCGACCGTTGCGCCGCTCATGGACGGTGTGGCGGCGGTCGGCACGTCGATGCAGTTTGCGCGGCAGGATCACGTCCATCCGAGCGATACAGCGCATGTTGCCAAGGCTGGCGACACGATGACGGGGCCGTTGACGTTGCCGGGTGATCCGGCCGTCGCGCTGCATGCAGCCACCAAGGGCTATGTCGATGGGCGCACCAGCATCGCTGCCGCGCCGTTCGACGCGATGGCCTACAACGGCATGCAGGTCAACGGTGGAGGCGAAGTCAGTCAGGAGCTTGCGCAAAACGGCATGACCGGCGGCGGATTTTTCGTTGACGGCTGGCAGGGCGTCAAGACCGGGACGATGACAGTCAGCTTTCAGCAGGCGGGCACCGTCTTCACTGGTTTTCCAAACCAGTTGTTTGTTTCGATTGGGACGCCCCAAGCATCACTGGGCGCTGGCGACAGCGTTATTATTTATCAGAACATCGAGGGCACTCGCGCCGCGCGGCTCGCGTGGGGCACGGCTAATGCGCAGCCGATCACGATTGGTTTTTGGTCGTCACACGCTGTCCCCGGCACCTATAGCCTCGTCGTGCGTAACTTTCCGTCCGGCAACTCCTATGCCGTGACCTACCAGCAAAACATCGGCTATTCAAACGAGTGGCACACCGTCACCATTCCCGGCCCGACATCGGGCGGCTGGTTGATCGACAGCACCGCTGCGCTGCGGATCATTTTTGCGATGGCCAGCGGGGCAAGCGGCATCGCGCCATCGGTCAACAACTGGGTTGCTGGTGCCTATGTTGCAGCACCGGGTCAAATCAATGCCGCAGCAGCGAACAGCAACCTGCTCCGCATCAGTGGCGTCATCGTGCTGCCCGGCACGCAAGCGCCAACGGCGGCACAGTCGCCATACATCATGCGCCCGTTCGATCAGGAGCTTGCGCTGTGCAAGCGGTACTATGAAAAGAGCTACAACTACGCGCACCTGCCGGGAGCGATAACAACGCTCGGAATTTTCAGTCATCTCATCTACGGCGGCGCAGGCTTCGGCACCATGAGCACGGTCGGCGGCCGGGTGCATTTCAAGGTGCCAAAGCGCGCCGTG